GAATGTCTGCGTAGAGCAGGCGCTCCAGACGTGAAGCCATTTGGGGATGCGTTTCTAGAAACCTTAAAGGCAGTTGAGGTGCTAGATGACGACCCAAATGGCTAACGCGTAATACCTGGACTTACCGGATAGCAGAGCTATCAGTCCATCTGGGTATTGCGCCTAGTGAATTTATAAATATGGATTCAGATCTACTGAAAGCCATATACGAGGTACTAAGGAAACAGGCGGAAGAAAACAAAAATGCCAGTAGTGGTCGAAGGAATCGCAGACTTTAGAAAAGCTGTTGGCAAACTCGCGCCTGACATCAAGAAGGAAATGGACAAAGAAGTGCGTGAAGCACTTAAGCCCATTATTGCAGATGCACGTTCTAAAGTACCTGCAATGGCTCCAGGCGGTTTATTTAATTACAACTATCCTGGCTATGAGCGTAAGAGCCGTACAGGGCGTAAAAGCGGATTTCCCGATTACGATCCTAAAGCCGTACGTAAAGGTTTAATTTATAAAGTAGCGCCTAGCAGCGTACGAGGAACAGTTTTAATATCGTTATTTACATTGTTAAACCGATCTGCTACTGGTGCAATTATTGAGACTGCTGGACGTGCTAACCCTGGCGGTAACCCACGCAGTCAGTCAAATAACCGTAATGCTGGCAGAAGATTTATCGGAGCAATGAACGGCATTGGTGGCTTAGTAGATTATGCCGGACGTGGAAAGGAATCCACAGGACGTTTGTTATATGCTGCTTATGCTCGTAATCAAGGCAGGGCGTTAGATGCTGCTCTAACCGCAGTAGAAAAAGCAAAACAAACATTGGCAAATCGCATTTTGAATTCTAGAAAGATGGCAGCGTAATGGCTATTACAGAATCCGAAATTAAGGTCATAATTGCGGCAGAACTCAAGAAGCAAGGTTTTGACAGAGCCGCACGCGCTACATCAAGTTTAGAAAAGTCATTTAAGAAACTAGGCAAGACTGTCGCCAGCGTATTTGCTGTGCGTGAGATTATCCGTTTTGGTCGTGCTTCAGTTAACGCATTTGCCGAAGCCGAAAAAGAAGCAGCGCAATTACGCTCACAGTTGACAGGCATTAACTTAGCCTTCGCTACACCTGTCGTTGATGAATATATAGATAAATTAGAATTGGCTACTGGTTTAACTGGCGGTCAGTTAGTTCCAGCATTTAATTCTTTATCAAGAGCAACTGAAGATATTACAAATGCTCAGGAATTATTGAATCTTGCTTTAGATATTTCGTTCGCAACTGGTAATGATTTGAATCGCGTGTCAGGTGCTTTGCAACGAGCTTATAAAGGTGAAGTTACCGCTTTAGCAAGACTGCGTTTAGGTTATACAACCGCAGAATTAAAAGGCAAGAAATTTGAAAAGGTTATAAAAGAATTAGAACGAAGATTTAGCGGTTCTACCGAAAGAGCCACAGAAGGTTACGGTACTAGTGTAGATAGATTAAAACGTGCATTTGAACAGGCTCAAGAATCTGTTGGAAAAGGATTTGTTTCGGGTCTTGAAAAATCAGGTAAAAGTATCGAGGATTTTCAAGACGATATTAAAGATTTAGGGTTTGCATTAGGTGGAGCGGCAGCAGCTTTCAGTAATTTCATAGGAAGCATGTCAAATGATATAAGTAAATTTCTAAATAGCAGTGCATATTTGAAATTTAGAGATGCAATAGATTTTCTATTTCGTCAAGCTAATTTTGTTGTAACTGGTGAAATGTTGGTTAAAAATACGCCAGCAATGCGAGCAGGTGCAGAACGTAGAGCAGCCGAAGTCGCCACTCGTGCAGAATTACGACAAAGAAATATGATCTTAAAGCAAGAAAAAATCAACGCTGCTAATCGTAAAAAAATTCAGACAGAAGAAGAAAAGCGCCGCAGACTAGAACTCGCTCGCAAGCGCGCCCAAACCATATTCGATATGGAAAACATCCAGATTGTTGCCGCTTTACAAGGCAAGATAGATGGCGAACAGCGCACACGGTTAGTAACCTTGCTTGCGCTTAATACAGAGAATTACAAGGCTGCTGAAAAATTGGCTGATGTAGTTATAAGACTTAATGAGCCAGCCCTACGCAACTTAGGCGTAATGATTGAAGCCGGAGACAGCGTAGATGATTTAATTAAAAAGTTGATTACCAGCCAGGCACGCCTAGCAGCGCTACAACTTACGGCTGAGGATTTCCCTGAGCTAGATAACCCGTTTGACGAATGGGAAGATAGCCTAGAGAAAATCCTAGAAATGCTAATGAAGATATTGGCTATGGCTTCAGGCAAACCGACAAGTATCGCAAGACCGATTCAGCCCACAACTGGTGCTGGTTCTGGTGCTTCTGCGAATGAGTGGATGCGAATGATGGATCAACTAGCAAAAGTTGGTCAATTACCTGCAACAACCCCAACAATGGATTTGGGTATGGATTTATCAGGATTGTTTAGAAATGCCAGCACAACTAGCCAATCAAACGTAAATGTTTATGTTCAAGGCAACGTAACAACAGAACGCGATCTTGTGCAGAGCCTTACCAACGCGTTATACCAAACTCAGAAAACCGGACAAAGCATAATTGTTAGTTCAACGGCGATATAATGGCAGTTCCACAAATCAGAGTTTTTGTTGACTTTGACTCAGACACAGCCTTTGAGACTAATCCGCTTATCCTAGACAGCGCCACAGAAGGCATACTAGGAACTAACCGCTTAGGCTCAGGCACTCTGCCAGTTGAGATAACTGATCTAGTTGAGCGTGTGAGCATTAGGCGTGGACGTAACCGCATCACATCTAAGTTCGAAGCTGGTTTAGCAGATGTACAACTATTTGACCAAAACGGCGACTGGAACCCTGTAAACACAGCCAGCGCCTATTATCCAAACCTTGTACCGCTACGCCAGATTATTATTTATGCAACCTATCTCGGGGTGGACTATTACCTCTTTAGCGGTTTTATCCAAAAGTACGATACAGGCTTTTCTTTAGGTAACGAAGATGTGAGCCGTGTCACACTTCGTTGCGTGGATGCTTTTAGATTATTGGCTGGCGCTGAGATAACAACCGTATCGGGCACGCCAGCAGGTCAGAATAGCGGAGCTAGGGTTAATGCGATTTTGGATGCTATTAACTTTCCAGTAAGCCTACGCAATATAGAGACTGGCGACTCAACCTTACAAGCTGATCCAGGTACGGCTAGAAACGTCCTAGATGCCCTTCAGACGGTAGAAAACAGCGAGTTTGGGGGAATCTATCTAGACGGTACAGGAACCGTTAATTTCAAGAACAGAACCAATATGATTACGGCTCCAGCCTTCCCTGCTTACAGCTTTGCAGATGATGGCACAAATATCAGTTACAACAATGCCATTGTCGCTTTTGACGACACAACTCTAGTAAATAGCGTAAGCATTACAAGGCTAGGCGGCACGACTCAGACTGCCAGCGATCAGGCATCCATAGACAAATACTTTTTACATAGCGGCACACGCTCAGAGATTCTGGTACAAACTGATGCTGAAGCCTTGAATCAGGCTGTGTCCATCCTTGCCACACGGAAAGACCCAGAGCCACGCATAGATAGCATTAACTTAAACCTTTATGATGACGTAAACCCCAATAAGCCATTGGCAGGGGTTGATATAGAGCTACTTGACGGTGTGACTGTCCTTAAGACTATGCCAGGATCTACCAGCATCACACAGTCCAGCGTGGTCATTGGCATAAACCACGACATCACCAAATCATCATTTGTCACGACTTTACTAACCTCAGAACCGCTACTAGCAGGGTTCGTGTTAGATAGCAATGTAGACGGTATACTTGGCTCAGATGTCCTGAGCTACTAAAGGAGAAATATGGCAGGCGCAGGTTACAAGCTGTTTAACACCGGAGATGTGTTAACCGCAGCTCAGGTTAATACTTATTTACAAGAACAAACGGTTATGGTATTCGCTGATGCTACCGCGCGTACTACTGCGCTTTCTGGCGTATTGGCTGAAGGTATGGTGACATACTTAAAAGATACAGATGCCGTAGAAAAATATAATGGCTCTGCTTGGGTTTCAATTGGCGGTAGTGCTTCACCATTAACAACTAAAGGTGACCTTTACACATACAGCACCACAGATGCTCGCCTAGCAGTTGGCAACAACGGCGAAACACTCGTAGCAGATAGTTCCGCCACCACCGGATTGAGATGGCAAGGCGATTATGCTGCTGGTAAGAATAAGATTATCAATGGTGATTTTTTTATCAACCAAAGAAACTTCTCGAGCGATACAAGCACTTTTGCTTATGGTTTTGATAGATGGGCTTATTATTATGTAAGTGGAACTACTACTTATTCTGCACAAACATTTACAACTGGTGCTGCGCCAGTAGCAGGTTATGAGGCTCGTAATTTTGCTCGCATGGCTGTAACTGGTCAAACTGGTGGAACTGCGCAAGCAGTATTGTTTCAAAATATAGAAGATGTCAGAACTTTTGCAGGACAAACTATTACTGTTTCATTCTGGGCAAAAGCCGCTAGTGGAACTCCAAAAATTGGAATTTCTTTTGGTCAAAATTTTGGTTCTGGCGGTAGTCCTTCGGCTCAAGTAACTACTGGCGCAGGGTCAGTTACCATATCAACGAGTTGGACAAGATATTCAGTAACCGCAACAGTTCCTTCTATTTCCGGTAAAACTATCGGCTCATCAGCCAACAGTTCTTATTTACAAATTACTTTAGTTTTTTCAGACCAAGCCAACGGTTATGGAACTTCAGTTGGAACACAAAACGCAACGTTTGATATTTGGGGAGTCCAAGCCGAAGCAGGCTCAGTAGCCACCGCTTTCCAAACAGCCACAGGCACACTCGCAGGGGAGTTAGCCGCTTGCCAAAGGTATTATGTTTTACTTGGAAACTCAACATCTCAACCTGTTTCATTGGGATACAATTACAGTGCGACCTTAGCAATTTTTGGCGTTCATTTACCTGTTGAGATGAGAACAACACCAACGATATCTTCCACTTCTGGAACAAATTATTATAGATTTGTCCGTAATGGAGCAAACGATGATTTTAATTCGTTCACATTAGATACGGCAGGAAATAAATTCATTAACATATACAATTCAACGGAAATTTCCGGAACTGCTGGACATTGTGGAACTTTATTTATTCTAAATGCTAGTGGATTTCTAGCAGCACAGGCGGAGTTATAATGAGAAATTATGTAGAAGTAACAAGCCCAATGGGAAATTCTGTAATTCAATATGAAGAAAATGGCGTTCTTTACAGTATTCCAAAAGACCCTGGTAATTCAGATTACCAACGTTACCTTCGCTGGTTGGAAGACCCAACAGCCGAAGAAAGTGGAACACTCTCATAGAAGTATGCCAAATCCAAAACTATGCGCAGCAGGTGTAACTCTAAGAAATCAGGTTAACCGTGCGTTCCCCAATAGAGATAGACGTTCGGATGGTTGGGTCGGTGACTCGTCTCATTCAGCTCGTAAGTCCGATCACAATCCTACTGCTGAAGGCTGGGTACGCGCCGTTGACTTTGATGCCAATCTTAGTGATGACCCCAAAGCCAGTTATGTATTTGCGAATCAGCTTCGACTACTTGCCAGACGTGATAGAAGATTTAGTTACTTCATATATTGTGGACGAATTACAAGCCGTAGAAGCCTATGGCGTTGGAGAAAATACACCGGAGTAAATCCGCATAACACGCACATCCATATTTCATTCACAAAGAAAGGTGATAAAGATGGCAGACCGTTCGACCTTGCTATCCTCAAAGGCTAAACCGTACATCTATGCGCTAGCTTCATTCCTTGCAGCTTGGCAGATAGATGACTTTAGTTTTGAAGCACGCTCCATTCTTGGAGCCTTGACAGCATGCGTGTTGGGCTACGCATCACCTAGAAAGAAGTGAGTCCGGCTGAATGGGCTGCGTTTGTTGCAGCCATTCTTTCATGTTGCGGACTCATTGTCGGTGGGCTTCGTTACATTATTAGACATGAAGTGCCGTCAATTATTGAGGGCTCAAATATCGTGTCGCGTATCGAGAAACTAGAGACAATGGTTCTAGAATTGCTTACTAATGAGCGCAAGAAAACCAACAAAAAGCGAACGCGCCGCTAAGCGTAAGGCTAAGGAATTAGCCGCTAAACGCGATAAGCGCCAGCCATTAAGCGATTTAGACGTTTGGGCTGTTCTTGTGCACGAAACCTGGTTAGCTATGCAACGTCAAGGGTTTACAAAAGAGCAAGCAATGGATTATGTAACTAGCGTATTTCACATGCCACGATTACCAGACTGGCAGGTAGAAAATCCAGACCATTCTCCATTTGAAGATGATGAGGATGAATGAAGCGAATCGCGGTAATCAGCGATCTACAGGTTCCGTTCCACGATGAGCGAGCCGTCCGAAATGTTGCCGCCTTCATCAGAAAATGGAAGCCTGATGACGTTCTATGCGTGGGTGATGAAATCGACTTCCAGACCATTTCACGTTGGTCAACTGGACGTGATGAGTGGTCAGGCACAATTGGGCGCGATAGAAACACTGCTCAAGACGTTCTCTATGAGTTACAAGTCAGCCATATCGTTAGATCAAACCACACCGACAGACTCTACAAATCTCTAAGTTCCAGACTTCCAGGCTTGATAGGACTGCCGGAGCTTGAGTATGAAAACTTTATGGGGTTCAAGAATCTTGGTATTAAGTTTCACCGTAAGCCATACGAGATAAGCCGTGACTGGATTATGGTTCATGGCGATGAGCAAAGCATCAACCACAATGCTGGTTTAACAGCCCTAGGAGCCGCTAGAAGGCATGGTAAGTCGGTGGTTTGCGGACATACGCACAGATTAGGGGTATCGGCGTTCTCAGAGGCTTCTGGGGGCGTTTTAGGGCGTGTTCTACAAGGGCTTGAGGTAGGTCACATGATGGATGAAAAGCAAGCCTATTACACGCGTGGATCATTTAACTGGCAAAAAGGTTTTGGGCTTCTTTATGTTGACCGCAAAGGCGTTACGCCAGTAGCTGTACCGATAGACAAATCAGGCTCATTCGTAGTCGAAGGCAAGCGTTACGGCTAATGTGCAAGGCTTGTGGATCGTGCACGAAGGAACATGCACCCACAATTGACGATTCAATAGATAATTTAGAGATGCTTCCGGCGTGTCGCCACTAGACAAATAGCAATTAACCCTGTCTAATTGGTAATTGAAATACCAATTGAAAGGGGTATTAGGGCAATGACAAGAACAAAAGCTGTTCGCATTGTGGGTCGCCGAAGCGTGGAAGAACTCCAGGCAATTGTTAATGACCTACAAGCTAAAGAGTTTCTGTTTTTAGAAGCTGATATTGAAATGCTGAAAGCAGCGAAGTTTCTCATTAGAGAATCGGGAGCTGCGAAATGATCCGTTATGACCGGAAAACTAAGTGCTACACAGACGGCAAAGGCAATTATGTCCACGCTTCTGTGCTTAGAACTTATGCAAAAACAAATCTAGGATTAGGCAAAGATCGTGGTCGCTTATCGCGCGACACGATTGGAGCTTATTTCCTAGATGTATTTAACGTTGCGGATGAAGTCGCATGAATCTCGCATTAACTTGGGAATGGCTAGTTAACAACGTTGAATGGTTTTTAGTTATCGCTGGTGTTTGGTACAGCACTAAAGTAAATGCAAGAGAAAAATACTACGAGGAAGGATTTTTACATGGATACCGCAGGGGGAAATTGGTCAAGCGCGAGAGAACTTCTGAATGAAGCAGCAGATACGATCGCAGACCGTGGGGCAACGTATGGTCATTACGACCTCACAATGCTTAGAACATCAAAGTTATGGTCGAGCTATCTCGAACGTGAAATCGAGCCAATGGACGTTGCGATCTGCATGGCGTTACTCAAAGTCGCAAGAATTATGGAAGCTGGAAAGCATAGTCCTGATTCATTTACAGACGCTTGCGCATATATCGCACAGGCTGGACACATCGCAGTCAAGGATTGGGATGACTTGGATGCTTAGTAGATCACCACGCGGCACTTGGTGTGAGTACTGTAAGTTGAGATGGAGTACTCATGACTGGCGTGGTCAAACACAAGCAATATGGCAAATAACTTCAAAGCGTGGCAACAAGATTATTGTCAGGCATTATTGCCATGCTTGCGCTTTGGAAGTACAAGACTGGGGTGGACAAATGTGGAAACTTCAGGAACAAATCGAATACGCGAAAGGGCAGGACAAACTAGATGTTCAATTTGAATGATTATGAGGACGTGGATTCGCGCATCCATAAGTTTTATTCCGAATACGAGGATGGCGCGATCATCACCGAGTTAGTGAGCAATGATGAAGAAAAGGGCGTGGTTGTTTTTCGAGCGACAGCTTTTAGGACTTTTGTGGATACTCAGCCTTCCGCTATTGGTTACGCTAGAGGCAGCCGCAAGGATCGCGGTGTTGATCGCGATTTCTGGTTTGAAAATTGCGAGACATCTGCAATCGGAAGATGTTTGGCAAATCTCGGATTATCTGCTAAAGGAAAGCGAGCTTCATCTTTGGAAATGGCTAAGGTTGCGGACGCTCAAGCAGGCGGTAATAAACCCATTCGCGTACGCACCGAAGAACACAAGAAGTTTATAAATGAACATAATCCGCAAGCCGAAGTTATCTGGGATACGACAATCGAGCCACCTGCTGACATTGAATCCGCTTTTGAGAACGCGGCTGATTTGGTTACTAAGAATCTCGCTGCCGAGCCTGTTCCACGCTGCAAGCATGGTGATCGTGTCTTGCGTGAAGGGACTGGTAAAAATGGCGCTTATCGTGGTTGGGGCTGTCCTATTCCTATGAAGAATAAGGCAGAACAATGCAAGATGATTTGGATGGTTCTAAACCAGAATGGCAAGTGGTCATTCCGTGACGAAGATGCTGATTTGATTGTGGGGTGATGAAATGTTGGTATTAGACAGACGATTAGACGTGTGCGACAATTGTAACGAACCTATAACTGCTGGAACAGTTAAGCCGTGCGAATGTCGCACATGTCATGTGAGGTCAAACTGATATGTCACAAAGCCGTAAACATAGGGGCTACGCAACGCAGCGAATAGTAGCAGATTATTTCAAGGCGCAAGGGTGGGAACATGCGCTGCCAGTAGGGGCAGGGCGTGACGGATCTGATGTCACAGGCATTGCAGGGCTTGACATTGAGATCAAAGCTCGCACAAAACTTGACCTAGCAGGTTTAATGCGCCAATTATCAGAACGCAGACAGACCGATGGACTTGGAGTCGGTGTGCTGCGCCTAAACGGTCAGGGTGAGAAATCCGTAGAGCAATTCGTTGCCGTTCTCACTCTGGCTGATTTAGCCTATTTACTTAAAGCTAGTGGCTACTGAACCAATACTTATACATAGATGCACAGGCTGTGGCTTGTGGATTTATGGCATAGGGGAAAGGTGTAAACAATGCCAACTTATACATTCAAATGCGAACAATGTCAGATAGAAGTAGAACAACACTTTAGCGTGTATTCAAACGCAACGATCTGGTGTCAACCATGCCAGATACCAATGACAAAACAATTCTCAGCGCCAGCGATCCATTTCAAAGGCGATGGTTGGGGCAAATCTAAATAGTGTGATGCAGGTCACAATGACTGCGACACGCCGAAAGGATACGCACAAATGACCAATGAACTTGACAAGCCCGGTATGCTAAGACGGCTTGCGCGCCTTAAAGGCAGCGCACTTCGCCGACTAGCATTGGGGCGCTCTATTGTCGTAATGCTGCTGGCAACGACAATTAGCGTTGCCGGATCACAAGCATTACAAACAGTA